AGTGTACACCAGTATGAGTGATGAACCTCAATTGAATATGTGGTTGACTACAAAAGGCGTAAACGGGCGTATTCTCAGGGACGTTAGTCAAATCAGAAGGGTAATTAGCCTTTTAGAGCCTGTATGGGCCGTCGTGAAAGACAGACATAACCTAGAAAACCTACTCACAACGATGGACGCCACCTCCGCCCGTAAAATGGCTCATCTTGAGATGCTGTCAGTTATCGAGGAACTTGATTATCGTTGAGAGAACAATACAAGAAAACAAGAATATTGCGAAAGTTTATAGTCCTGGTTTTTCTAGTTCACGTTCCATGCAATTAGAAGAGATGGTACACGATAAGTCACATCCCTTGGTGAACGTCAAGGCTATGCTGGCTAATGGTGACATGCCCGATTTACTTCTCATAGGGCCTCCTGGTACGGGGAAGACTACCACAGCGCATGGGATAGCAAAGGCCCTGAATGCTGAACTCTACGAGTTCAATGCCTCAGACGAGCGCGGGATAGAAGTCATACGCACGCGTGTGAAACAACTGGCCACACAAAGGGGGTGGACCGAACACACCATCATCCTACTCGATGAGGCAGATGGCCTCACCAGACAAGCACAGGACGCCCTACGACGCATCATAGAGACCGGGCACGCCTTGTTCATATTAACAGCAAACGAGGAAGCGAGCATCATACCCGCTATTCGGTCACGTTGTCATACTCTCACATTCAGACCCTACAACTCAGCAGAGGTGGCCGAGTTCCTCCCCTACGATGTCAGTGAGGGGATGTGTATACCGATAGCCTCAGCCTACCATGGAGACCTCAGGAAGATAGGTATGGCTGTTGAGGCCTCAAAAGGCTTCGATGAACTCCGAGCAATGGCTGGAGAACACTCGAGGTCCTACTCAGAACCCGCCCTGTCACTCATCGGGGGTGATTGGGAGGCGCTTAGGAGGGAGTTAATGTCCCTAGAAAGCACCTCAAACTTAGCCATTTTAAACAGGTTGCACGACAAAGTGCGACAACTTGATATGGAACCTGCCCGGTTCCATCACTATTCCCGCATCTGGGGAGATGCAGTGTTGGCCGCACACCAGTGGCCCCTCAACCGGGAGGGGTTCATAGACTGGTTTGTGGGTAGCCTCTCTTCCCTTTGGGGAAAGGAAGAAGAAAAATGAGTAATGGAAAAAAACTACCAGAAGAAGTGAAAGAAAGATTGCATTGGTATGCCGAACAACACAGCGTATCGGATGATGACGCGGAGAAGCAGTTTCTTGAGTACATAGAGGAACACCTTGGTATCGTCAATCCGAACGAGGAGGATGAAGACTTCCTCGTCGACGCAGCGGAGACCTTTGTCGTAGAACGTAGAGTAATGCAGACTCCGGGGGGCAGCACCGTTGAAATGGTGGGTTGCTTCGTCGCTGTAGAGCCTAAGGTTAGGGATAAGCGTGAGAGGGTTAGAGAACAGGCACTCCAACAGTCCAGAACAGACCTGAGCAAGGCTATCGACAATGGTGTAGTCGCTCGTGCCTTCGTGGAGACTGGTGTCTGGATGCTTGAGAAAGCAAATGGCATCGTGGCCTCCACACAAGAGAGGTTCGTCGATGGTGAGGACCCTTGGTTCCTAGTGAGGGACAGTGGTATGACCCTGTGCCTGCTACAGAACAACCCTGAATGGGCTCGGCATGGAGAGCCAATCGCTCCCTCGATGTTCAGCAGGACCTACCGGTTCTATGGAAACACCCAAGACAGGTTCGGCGAAGAGATTAATCTCCTACGCATCGATGTTGGTGGTGGCTCCGAAGATAGCGTATCACACCCAGTTGATATTGGCAAAGCCTGTAAGATAAAGGTCAGGCCACAACCAGCGACAGTCAGTCCTGGCTGGGAAGACTCCTACAGGGCCGCTAACAACTTTTTCGCCAACATCGTCTACACAGACGAGTTCGTTGACAAGGAAGACAGGGGATATCTAAAGGGTGAGATACTGATGGGTGGAATGGACTGTTACGTGAGCGACCTAACGGAACTCATGGAGGTATATCAGAACCAATCTGAGAAGATAGCAGGATTTGACAACCCAATAGGTCCCCTTGTTTGTATCAAAGGAAAGGTGACGGACATCAACCAGACCGGCTACGATACTGAATACGACCCCTGGGGTAAGGACTTCACCATGAGAGTGTCGTCATTCCAACTCCAAAGGGAACACGCCAATGACATGTGGCGTCGAGAAGTCTCTGTCAGAGTGCATGGCTTCCTAGGTGACATGAACCACGGTTTCGATTATGAAGGCCGTGAGGGATGGAAACCATACGCCATCAAGTCTACAGTGTACATCTTTGGCAGGCTTGGCATTCGAGCCACTGAAGAAGGTGAAGTACCGAACATTAAGGCAACAGGTATCTATGTGCCCCCACGACTGGCTATACCAGCCGGTGAAGGTGGCGAGACAAGTCTAGGTCAGTTCGGGGGTGGGTCAACATGAGTGGTTTCAAGGCTCTCAAGAAAAAGGAAGAGGAACTCTCCAAAATTGAAAAAACCGCACAGAAGTGGAAAGCGGACCTCAAGAAGGAAGGACATACCCCGAAAGAAGCACCTCACCAGCAAACGCAAACTACACCAGTAGTAGCAAAACGCGCTGGTGAGGATTGGTTCGCAGAGGAAGTCGCACCCATAACCGGCGAGTTCGGTGGGGTGGTAGGTGACGACGGCACTGGGAAAACTGCCATCATAATGGACAGCATCCCAAAAGGGTCATGCTGCCTCATCGTCGACTTCGATGGTGGTGGTGCAGCACTCCGTGACGCCTTCTACTCAGACAGGCGTGACGAGTTCAAGTGCGTGAATCCATGGGTAATGCAGGACGAAGCCAGAACGGCTTACGACTACCCTGCAACCCACGATAAGGTCATGGACATAGGCAGGAGGGCTCTCTCTTGGGCTAAGGACCAACTAGAGCCTGGATATGAAGGAAAGAGGCTACACACCGTCCTAGTGACCGCTGTGGACCTCTGGGACTCTGTCAGCAGTGCATGTATGTTCATTGAGGACCTTGGGACTGCCCCAGACGGTATTGGGGCTAAAATCAGCCCCCATGAAAAGGTGGGTATGAGGTTCAACTGGCAGATACGCAGCACACGCTTCCATCAACTAACATCCCTGTGCCGGGAACTCACTCGACTTGGAGTCAACGTGTTTTACGAGACACACTGGAAATACGAGCAAAAGGCAGATGGCTCCCTAACGGGGCGTAGAAGCCCTCGGTGGGAAAAGCAAACAGCGAACTACCTCTATACCATCATCGAGATGGACAAGATACAGGTCCGTGACGGTGATGGGCGTGCAACAGGGGAAACCCGATATGAGGCGAACTTCTCTAAGGCCAAGACCCGCTCTAACATGCTAGACAAGACCAGACTGGTTATGACCACTCACACAGAGAAGGAACTGAAGTGGCATGGTCTACCAGAACTCCGTGGTGATAAGTGATGTACTGCTTACTCTGTAAGGACTCAGGCAGGCTGCCACTTGTCAGGGATACGATAGACGGTAAAGAGTTGGATTGCGAGCCATGTGATTGTGTGCTTGACCGAAAAGACTATATATACGATGTACACGAGGCCGCGCCAAAATCGGCCAACTGCTCTAAGGAGGGGGCGGAATCACCCGAGTGAATCTCGGGAAGGCTGCTCTCACATCGTTCTTGACAGGATTCGGACCAGGTGTGGGGGACCTACGACTCAAGGCGGGGCAGATGTCCCTGTCTGGGGCAGTGGCTCTACCTACACACATGTTGCACAACAGAGTGAGTGCTAACGTCGAGGATGCTGGAGACATAGTGATAGCAGACCTCCCTAAGGTCCTCACATTCATCAGGACCCTACCGAAGGATGCTTTGGTGGCCCTCTGGCAGCCGAAAAACTCTACCTTGAGACTTATATCAGGGAAGACTCAACTGACACTACCGACGACGGATTACGTGCGCTCCCACAAGAGCGTGAAGAAAGCCATGGCCTTGGTGAGCGAGGCTGAGACCAACCACTGGAAGTCATGGGCTGGACGAGCACTAACCTGCTACGGTAAGGTGAAGGTACAAGACCTGTTCCAAGTGAAGTCCATCGAGAAAGTAGTCGGTAAGGACGCTCCCATTAATGCCGAGTTCGACACTGAAGACTCACTCTGGACACTCAATGTGGGACACAAGGGGACTACCCAGATGAGTATAGGTATCGATATGGAGG